GCCGTATTACGTGAAGTTGTGACAGCCTTCCTGTTAATAAACTTGATTACCCCATTTTCCTGTGAATGTAATACCCCTAGCTCGGCCTCTATCATAGCAGAGACAACATTAGTCCCTTTTTCTAAGTAGATATCAGGAATCTGACTCAAGTAACTTAGCGCTAAACCTAAATCTGTTTGAGAACTTAATCCGTGCAAGAGTGGAGGATCCTTTGGCCACGTCAATACTCCACTAATAGTTTTCCACCATTGAACACTCTGAGTGGGCATTTTGGATTGCAAGATTATAGTGGAATAAGTCTTAGTGGGATTCATAGCGAGCATAGCAGTTGAGCCCGTTATTGTGGTTATTACACCGTCTACGTTGAAAGTAAGCTTAACAGTTGAATTGGATATTTGCCATTCAATTCCAACGGCTACATAATGCCACGCTGCCGGGCCGGGAATTATCGGACCGTTATAAAAGAAGTTGAAAGACTGTCCGGAAAACTGTTTCACAACAGCCTGGACTTGCCCAGCATCGTTTAATCGTAATTGTATCTGAGCCCTATCAGCAGTTTCCGGGTCGCCTGTTAATGTCACATCGCAGATATAGGTTTCCGTACCGCTATTAACAGCTTGTGGTCCGAATACCCATCCTCCCATCTGCTGAGTCTCGCCTTTAACCCACGAGGCTCCGGCAGCACCATGCTCAAAAATCAGTCTGTACTGCCCATAGCCATTAAGGGTGCCATTAGCTGCATAACCGTACTTTCCCGGAACAAAAGGTAGGGCAGGGGCCGGGATGATTGAATCAATGGACTTATAAGCGCCGGGACTAGTAGTCTCCGGAAACCAGGAACCGCTCAACGTAGCACATAAATAGCCAATTACAGTACTAGTCGTCATGACTGCGGCCGGAGATTGATAAAGGCCACACTGGCGTAATATCTGATCTAATGCCCAGGTGAGATTAAACTTTTGTGCTTCGGGGGATTTCACTCCGAATAGGGTATAGAATGAATCTACCGCAACCGGCTGCATTGACACCGCTTGATTCAATAAATCCATAAAGTCTAGTACCGTAATTGTCACAGATCCGTCTAACTCAAAATCAATACTTCGAATAAGCCCCGTAAACTGGTCTATAATACGCGGTGCTCCGGAGACTGGAACAATCATTCTGTAACGTACCAATAAGCCTAGCTTATCAATAGCATATAATGGACTTGTTGTATTTTGTGGAGACAGTAACTCATAAATAGAGAGACTATCATTTGCTCGCCGCCCGCTTAGAGTGAGCTTCATCTGCGCTATTGAATAACCCTCTACTACATTAAGCTCGTCCGGAATGGCGCCTTTAAAACTACGGTCAATTGTAATCTCTTCAAACAGGGTAGACACGTCTGAGTACTGATTACCAAAATAGTTACTATCCCAGTCAATCAGTAATTCATGATGAAGGACGATATGCGTACTGGCAAGATACGTCGCTAATTCGGTATCGTTGGGAAGTTGCATTATACCTCCTGTATAGAGAATCGGATATCGTAATTATGGAGGGAGAGATACCGAGATTCAAAATTACTGACCAGAACACTACCAATGCCCTCGCCTATAGACCAGTCGTCCCCTAAGTCACTCAGTTTAATAGCGGTTACTAATGGTATCCGTATTCCAGCAGTAGATGAAAGGGCGAGCCCGGCCACACAGGACACGTGTCCTGCCGAGGGAGTATAAGTGACCTCTAGGGTTTTCCACAAAGCAGGGTCGAGCACGGTAGATAATCCGAGAATATCTGCCTGCACAACTCCCGCTAAATTACGCGGTCTAATTAATGCCTGAACACTACCTGTTCCGTTCACTTGCATTTTTAACGTAAGGGGACGTAAATCACGTAACGGAATGTACTTTGTCAAAAAATCATCAAACAGTAAGATCCCACTAGTTAAAGTTGGTACTGTCCATTGTATAGCTGAGTCAAGGTAAGACGCTATAGGTAAAGGTAAGGTGGGGGAAACAATATCAATTCGAGCTAAATCTCCACCAGTTCGTGTAAATGCGGCAATAGTTCTACTAATCCCGCCACCTGTCGAGACATCAGCAGATAAGAGATTACTAATGAAAGGATCAATAAAACGTAAGGGACGAGGTTGCGTCCAGTGCCATAAAGCGCGTAACTTATTGGTTTCCTGTATCGAGAGTATAGGATAATCGAACTCCCATTCTTTTTTGAATCCGGATACAGCTAGGCTACTGTGTCCAACAGCACTTTGCCTTGTCCCGCCCAACCGCATAACGGGAGTAGTTACGCCCTTATTAGAAAAGGGCGACGGGAGAGACTGTAGATAGCCGAGGGGACCAATCAGAAAACGCTCGTTACCGCCCACTGAATCCTCCCATTCTACGCGAGTCTAGCTGATTAGTAGCGTTGACCAGTCGAGCGGCTCCCGTCCCGTCGATCAGCAATCGAGCTTGATCCATAGCCCTGGTCATGGCGCGCTGTAGGGCAGCCTCTACGTCCCGCAAGTCCAGTCCAGCAACCCCGCCAGCCGCTGCAAGGCCCGGAGCCCCCAGGGTGCTCGTCTGTGCGGCACTGGCCACCTGCACAGTTGCGTTGCTTACCTCGGTGAGGCTCCGGCGGATACCGGCTGCCAGCATGGCGCCTAGCGTGCGACCAGCGATGTCGGGTGAGCCCGGGCCTGACAACGGTCCCCATTTGGCAGGAGAGAAGGGGAGCGCGTCTCGGATACGCCGTGCTACAGCCCCAATAGCTCGACCCGCTGCCCCGATCATAGATAGGATGCCGTCGATTAACCCTTGAATGATCTTTTTCCCGGCATCTATTAACCATCGGCCAGCATCCCCTAATGCGCCCGTTATCTTACCAGGTAAGCTCGTGACAAAAGCAATTGCGCGCCCAACCCCACTACTAATAGCACCTACAATAGCATCCCAGTGTTGTATTACAATTCCAACGGGATGGTACTTAAGGAAAAGGTCTAGAATGAATTTCAATGCAGCCATTACTATATTCTTTATAAACTCACCAGCTTGTTTGATAAAGTTCCATATTGCTCCCCATACCTCTTGAGTTTTCGCCCATATAGCATCCCAATTGTAAATAATGAGGGCTACTAAAGCAACAATTCCAGCAATTATCCAACCGATGGGTCCCATCGCTATAACCCAAGCTGCTGCCATCATAACGGCTCTAGCCATTGCCGCTGCACCCATAGCAACCCATTGTGCAATTACTACAGCAGCAGATGCTACTGTCGAAGCAACCCAAACAGCACCGGTAGCAACACTGGTTGCCGCAGTAGTAATCATGGAAAGTCTAAGCATTCCGAGTAATGAAATAAGGGGCATCAGTCTAGGAATGATAAGACCTAGGAGAAGGCTCCAACCAATAAGAGAACCTATAACAGACTGTACTGGGCCGGGCAAACTTGCAAAAGCACTTGCCAGGAAGAAAACAACTTCTGCTACCATAGGTAAGATACCAAGTATACCAAACGCTACCTGTTCCAACATAGCAAACAACTCGCCTATTTTCTCTTGACCCTCGGCGGATTGAGCCCAGGCTAGCATCTGTTCCGTGAGGTTGTATAACATGACAAGAAAAGAATTACCACCCTGATTAGCCGCTTGGAAAACAGCCCCTACAATTCCACCGATATTAAATATAACAGCCCCAAAGACTTTTAGGGCATCTAGACCTCCCTGTATCCCATTCACCTAACTGCCCGCTTTCCCGAGCTTTACTAATAAACTCAGTGAATCTATTGATTAGTTCAACAATGTACCCGCTGAGACTAGGCAGTGATTCGGAACCTACTGCCACAAAGTCAACAATCATCGCCACTAATGCGGGAGCGGTTCCTACTAGCTGGTCAATAAAGGTATTCATGTTCCCGAATGAGGCAGAAACATCGTCTACAGTGCTGCCCTTCTCAAGAAACTCAGCAACCCCCTTAGCTCCCCTGTTAAAAGAGCCCGCAGTTCTATCCATTGCCGTTCCAAGAACAGGAATATATGTATTCCCGAGGGCAGAAACATGTCCACTAATACCAGCAAAGAATGTATTCTGCACCCGTTGTTGCAAGGCA